TCTTCGCCGCGCCGCTCGTGGAGCCCACCGCAAAGCCAACGGTGGCCGCGCCTGGCACGGTCACGATTTCCTCCGGCGTCATGATTTGTGGACCGGCCTGGCCGGCGACCGCCGCAGCCGTACCGAACGCGACCGCCGTCTCCGCGCCCGTACGCGCGCCTTCGATGCCCGCCTTCTCGAATGTCGGCAGCAAGTTGCCGGCCTCGGTGACGAGCTTCTCGTACCAGTGCGACGCGCCGTAATCGCTATCGCTGATCTCCGACTTGAGCACGTCGACGCGCGCCTGATCATCGGGACCGAACGTCCCGTAGGCCGGGCTACCGGAGAACAGCTGCTTGGCGCGCAGAGTGCCGAGCTCGATCTGTTTCCACTGGTTCGCGTGCGCGGCGCTGAACGCCTTCGTGATCCATTCCAGGCCCGACAGGCTCGCGACGTCATCGTGCGCTACGGCCGCGTTCTCGCTGTCCGAGAGGAACTCCGAGAGCTTCGGGTTCGTCTTGAGCAGCGTGTCGTAGCTATTGAGCTGCGCCTGGCGCTCGACCTCGGGGCGATTGCGGTCGACGATCGCCGGAGGCACGCCAGTCGAGTCCGCAATCTGCTGGGTACGCGCGGCCTCGTCCGGGTTGCGATTGATCACGCCGCTCACGGCTGCGCGTAGCTGGGTGCGGCCAGAGTTCAGAAGGTCATCGTACTCGTTGCTCGGCGCCGCACCCGAGAGCATGTCGTCGTACTCGGTCATCGGGTCGCTTGAACCTTGGCGTTATAGAGCATCAATACGGCCTCGTTTGAGACCGCGCGGCCGGCGCGCTTGAGCGCGGCCTCGATCTGAGTGCGATCGCCAGCCGGCACGTCGTTGACGTTCTTGACCGCGAACTCGTCGCCCGGGTTGACTTCGTACAGCCGCTTGCTGGTCGACCACGGAATGATCCCGAGAACGTGTCCAGGTGTCGAGCCCTTTACGATGAGGCCGTCAGCGATCTTCTGGACGTCCTCTGCCGTGGCTTCCTTGCCGGTCTGCTTCTGCAACGCGATCACGCGCTCGTCGACCTGAGACCGGAACTCGTTGGCGCGCATGTTCTGATCCGGGCTTGCGCCCTCGCCGAACTTCACGCCGATCTCGCGCAGCGTCCCGTCGACGACTTGCTGCCGCGTGCGCACGCCCGCGAGCAGCTTCTCGTCCGAGCCGTCTTTCGTGCGCATCGCGACCTGCAAATGCGCGAGAGATTGGAAGTCGCCTGCTGAGAGCGACGGCCGGTCGATCATGAGGTTGCGCCTCATGAACGCGTTCGGATCAGACTGCGACTGCTGCAACGTCTCGTAATAAACGGCTAGATCGGTCTTCGGCTCCTCGCCCTCGCGCAGCTGCTTCGCCCGCGCCTCGAGCGCATTACGCTGCGGCAGCGTGAGCGTCGTCTGCCAGGTGCGGACATCGATGCCGTCGACGGAGCCGGTCTTCTCGACCTGGGCCGCGGCGGCCGTAAACGCGGCGTCGCGGTGCTCCTCGTCGACCTGTTTGATCTCCGCGAAGCGCTGGTTCACGCGCTGTGTCGTCGCGTCGCGCACGTCCGGGTCCGTGATCTTGCGCGCGGCCGCGAGCGCTTCGCCCTGATCGTTGTACTTCCCCATGATGCCGTCCGACGCCTTCTGAGACGCGGCGCGCAGCTGGGTCTCTTTGTCCTCGGCCTCGGCCTGCTTGAGCATCTTGGCGCGCTCGTCGGGCTGCAGGAAGTCGGCGACGGACTTCGTCTTGCTGCCGTTTTCGATGTACGCGGCTTGCTGCTCATGGAGAAATTGCGCATAGGCGTCAGCGTGCTCAGGAGTGTCGAACACGCCGAGATGCTCGCCCGTGTCGTGGTAGTGCTTGATCGCTTCGGCCTGCGAGAGCCGCACGCCGTTGACGACGGTCGGAATCAGCACTTCGCCCTTGTCCTCGCCGATCGACATGGAGCTCGTGGTGCTGTACGAGCCGTCGGGGTTTTTCAGAACCTTGCGGTCCCACGCCTCGACGTTGCCCGGCTCCACGAGCCCGGGCGGCGCCTTCGCGGCCATATGCCGATCGGCCGGCTCGCCCTTGAGCGCCGCAATCCGCTGATCCGCCGGCATCATCGTGATCGCGCCCTCGGCGTAGTCGCGCGTCCACTGCTGCCGGAGCTGCGTCGCTTGGACAGCCGTGAACCTGTCGCCGTACTGCGAGCGCGCCGCGCCGATCGCGTCGATGCTGTTCTGGATGATCGCTGAGCGCGTCGGCTCGTCCGTGGCCTTGAGCGCCGCCGCGCGGTTCCCCTCGAGCAGCGTCGAGAGATCGGACATCGCCTTGTCGACCTCGATGCCGCGCGCGTTCTGCGCCACGGCCGCCGAGCCGCGGCTTATATCGAGATTCGATTCCTGCTGGAACTGCGCCCGATCGGTCGGACCGCGAATGAGTTCCGCCGCGTCATCTCGCGCCTTCGCCATCTTCTCGGTGTAGCGCTGCTCATGCGTCTCGTAGTCCTGATCGTTCTCGAGGGACTGCCGCGCTTCGAGATCGGCTTGCAGGAGAGACGATCGCGCCTTGGCGTAGTTGAACTGATCCTCGCGCTGCTGTGCGTGCGCGCCGACAGCCTCGACTCCCTGGCCGAGTTCGACGGCCGCGCGGCCCATGAGCTCGCCAGAGTTATCGGTGACGATCTGGCGCTGCGACCTCGGAACCTGGCGCTGGCCGTACGGGTTAGGAAGTTCGGCCATGCGCTACTTCTTCTTCTTCGGCGCCGGCGGCGGCGCCCCGTACTTGGAATAGAGCGACTCGGCACCAGAGAGCGCCGTCGTGATGCCGCGCGAATAGCCGAGCGCGCGTGCCGCCTTGCCTTCGTTCTCGCGCGTCGCGGCGGCGTAGTCGAGCCCGCCGGCCTCGTCGTAGCCCTCGTAGAGCCGCGAGAGCGCGGCGTACTCGCCCTCGGCCTTCACGGTGCCCATGTAGTTCACGACGCTCGGATCGGCGACAGAGCCGCCGCCGGCCGCCGTGAGCGCGAGAGCACGCGATTGCATGAGCTGCGACTGCCGACGCGCGTCGACCGCGCCAGCCTGCGCCTCGCCACGACGCGCGGCCGCCTTGGCGCGCAGCTGGACGGCTTCCGCGTCCGCCGAGTTCTTGGCCGCGTTGCCGGCGAATATCGAGCCAATGCTCGACATGGCCGTGCCCGCGATACCGGCGTAACCGGCCGCACCTAGATTCGCCATATTCCGGGGTTGACCTCGTGAAAGCCGAGCCGCGCCATCAAGCGCGCATCGCTCGAGACCGAGAACACAGGGGCGCGACACTCGTTCACGAACCGCATCGCCAGCTTCACGGCCCGCCACACCGCGACGCTCGACAGGTGCGGCGCGAGTTCCGGCTTGTGATCGGAGAACAGTTCAGTCCACGCGGCGGCGCGCCCGAGACCGATGATGCCCGCGAGCCGCCCATCGAGCAGGATCACGACGGCGCGCAGCGTCTCTCGCGGCAGCTTACCGAACCACTCGCAGACGTCGGCGTGCGTGCCGACGCGATAGGTCACGCGGCCTTTGAGTTCGTTTCGAGGCCGATCGTCATAGCCAGCACGTTCGCCGGCCGCGGTGACGCCGCTCTCAAGCATATGCGCGAGTCCGTGTCCCAACTGCCGGTCATCGGCATTAGCCGCGTTTCAAGTTCGTCCCACACCTTGACGTCGCTCGTCGGCTTGATCCGCTCCGACTTCGTCATGTCGAACATCTTCTCGAACGAACTGCCGTAGCGGATGCCTTGGTAGTGCGTGTCGACAAGCACGAGACCGAGATGCACGACGCGCTTCATCTGATTGAGCGGCGATCCGAGCGCCTCGATGAACGCCTGCTTGGCACTCTTGTAGAGCGCCTCGTAGTTGAGACCGACGCACGCGTTTGTCACGGCCACGGCGAGCCCGGTGATCTGGCCGCTGGTCACGATGAACGTCCCGAGATCGCGCCCGACGATGTTGTCTTCATCGTCTAGAAAAGGGTCCGCCTCGTTCCAGCCCCACGCGTTGACAGCCATGCCTTCTAGGTGGCTCAAGTTGCCGATCGTGGTGGCCGGCGAGCCCTCGTACATGACGTGGCAGTCGCAGAGGCGCGCCTCGGGCTGGCCCGTACACTCGCTCTCGAGCGCCCACTTCTCGTGATAGCGCACGTCGCCAGAGTTCAGCGTGCGCCGGACGATGTAATAGACCTGATCCTCGACCGGCCCGGGCAGCACCGAAACGTCCTCGACCTCGCCCGTCGTGAGGATATCGACCCAGCAGATCACGTTCTCGGCGCGATCGAAGACGAGACAGCCGACCGTGCCGTCGTTGCGCCAGCAGTGAATCCGAATGTCCGGCTTCATCTGCACGCACACGCCGGCAATCCCGACCATGTTCAAGTCGGGCACGAGCACCGAGAGATCCTGCGGCGTGTAGTCGTTCGATTGAATGTCGTACGCGAGCTCGTACAGCCGTTGCTGCGAGCGGTCGACGAACACGCCACGCACAGAGCTGTTCTTGAGCGTGAAGTTCGTCGGCGTCAGCGGCTCATCGAACGAGCTTGAGCGCGCGGCCAGGATATTGTTGCCGTCGATCTTCGCAGCCGAGATCGGGCTCGAGTTGATCGCCGTCCCGAACAGCAACCGCCCGAGCGGTAGGAGCCAGTGGATCGAGTCGACCGGACCCTCGCCGATGCTGCGCGAGATCGGGCCGGCATCGCCTTCAAACATGTCATCGAAGTCTTCGTAGGCATCGGATATCGAGCCCCATATCTTGCTCAGGCCCGCGTGCCACAGCCGTCCCTCAAAGAGCGCGATCGCGGACGGCCACCCGCGGTAATCGGACCACTCGCCTTCCCACCAATCGGGCGAGCCTGCGGTGGCGCCAAACGCCTTGAGAACGTCGGCATGCACCGTGGTCGGATTCGTGTACGTCACGACGCGCGCGACGCCGATGATGCTGCCGGCGGCGTAGTTGAGATCGGCAACCACGGTGCCGGACGTGTACTCGCCGGTCTTGACGCCGATCCGGTAGTAGATCGTCTGATCGTCCTGCCCGTCGAGATAGGACTCCGACACGCTCACCGACGCCCACGACTTCACATCGACCCAGCTGCCGGGAGAGCCAACCGACGATTGCAGCCTCAACGTTGCCGAGTAGGTGCCGGACGCTTGAATCGCGAAGCGCCGCGCCTCGCCAGTGCCCACTACCTTGATCGGGTCCGAGAACGTGTTCTGTGCGCTGATGGTCTTCGAGACCGTCTGGCCTTCCGACGCGATGCGAAAGAGCGCGCCGACGTGGGTCGACTTGAATATGCCCTTCGTGGCCGTGAGCGTGACCTCGCCGCTCAGCCCGCTCGGCGCGATCGTGGTGCTCTCCACGACGTTCTGGATCCGAAACGGCCCCGTGTTCGGCGCGTAGAGAACGACCGACCACGAGCGCGCGTTGCGCCGCTCGATCTTGCGTTGCTGGTGAGCGCCGTCGCAGACGTAGATCACGTCAGCCGAGATCGTCCAGCGCAGGTTCGGCAGATCGGCCTCGGCCCACGGCGTCGGCAGCTCGAGCACGCCCGCCGCTTCGACGGTGATCGAATCGACGTAGATCGGATAGTCGAGATTGCTCGACGCCTGAATATGGAAGTTGCCAGTCGGCGTGAACGCGATCGAGTGCGTGCCCGTGCCGAGCGTGGTCTCGCTGATGTACTCCTCGCCGCCCGCCACCGAGCCGATGCGAAAGAGGACCGGGCCGCGGGCAACGACGACGCGTACGGCGTGCTCGACGTTCGGCTCGTTCACGGTGATCGGCTGGCGCAGGATCGCGTAGTCCGTGCCGTCGCCGAGGAACTCGCAGTAGCCGGGAGCGACCCAGCTCAGAGTTCCTCCGCTATCGGATGCGTCTGTCCACGTAAAGATGTCGGTAGTGAAGCTGCCGTTGGAGACCGCAGCCGTAACCGCGGGCCGCGTTACCAGCGCGTCATCGATCAGAACGCGCATCACCGAGTCGGTCAGCTCGAGACGAGCCTGAGCGGTCGCCGAACGCACGTACGCGATGCTGCGTGCGAGCGCGTTCGCCTTAGTCGCCGCGATGTACTCAGTGCCCGGGCGCAGCATCATCGAGCCGAGCACGCGCGGCATCCAGTTCTGTTGAACAGCGGCCGCGAGCCGCATGCGCGGAACGTCGATCCGAGCCAGTCCCAGCCGCGACACCACGCCGCGGTTGAACGATAGCGTCGGAGAGCTGCCCTTCATCCGATCAGCCGATTACGCGAGCCGCGCTCGCTCGATCCTTGCCGGCTGCGCGACGTGGTCCATGAGCCCGGCGGGTTCTGCTTCGACGGCTGCTCCATCGCGTCGGTGCTCTGCGCCTTGAGCAGCAGCCGCCCGACCCGCGCCTCGAGCGAGTCGCGCTTGTCGGTGTACGTCGTGGCCGAGCAGCACCCGAGCGCGAGAAATCCCTCGACGTACGCCTGAAAATTGTGCGGCCACGCGGCGTAGTTGAGCCCGTACTGGGCGTCGTCGGAGACGAACCGCACGTAGAGCGTGTCGAGATCGCACCACCAAAACCCGGTCTCGTCCGTGTACGCCGTTAGCGGCGACTGGAAGAACTCATCCGAGCACACTCCCATCGTCCGCACGAAGTCGTCTGGCTTGGCGAACGCATTCCGGTAGCCGAACGACGGCGTGATGGAGTCCTCGGGTTCCAGCGCCGCCGTGCGCGCGCCGAAGTTCCATTGACCGGTCTGCAAGCAGCGGCGCACGGCGTTCCGGTCCCACACGTTGTCGAGCGTGTAGCGGACCGGAACGTCGTCATCGAGCGTCTGAAGCGGCGGCTCGCCGAGATGATCGACGAGCGCGCCGTTGTAGAGACTCAAGCGATCAGGTGCGCCCATGGCCTAGCGCATCGCCTTGACGTGCTCGCCGAGCCACGCCAACGCAAGCGCTCGGGTCTGGAACCCGTCGCGCAGGTTCTCCCAGCGATTGCCCTCGCCGAGCCGTGACGCGCGCCAGTTCGAGATGTCGTTCGCCCAATCGACGCGATAGCCGGCCGGAATGTCGAGCGCATCGGGGGTCACGACCTCGAGCTCCCAATACTGAAGCATGACCATGGCCGCGTCCTTCGGGCCGACGGCGCGCACGAGCAGATGCGCACGGAACGAGCCGTCCGCGCTCATCGCGATAACCTCGTCGTCGCGGCGCAGGTCCCGAATGTGATGCTGCCAGTACGACGTGCGCAGCAGTTCGTCCTTCGTCGTGTCGGGGTCGACCTTGACGCACCACGCGTTGCGCGCGATGTCGGCCGCGACCAAGCGACCGGGCGCCAGCGATCGGAACGCGCGCGGCGTGACGACCGTCGGCACGTTTTGCGCTGCGGTCGCCATGCGCTGAGACAGCTCTTGCTGGGTCTCGCCCGGCTCGTAATCATCGAGAGACTTCGACTTTGCCATTGATGTTTCCTCCAAATGAAAACGGACCGGCCCCTTTCGGAACCGGCCCGCAATAGGGCCGCACAGAAAATTGTTGTAGTGCCCGGCTGCTACGAGTTCTGGACGTAGCCGAGATTGGCCGCGTTCGCCGTGAGCGTCAGAACGCCCATGATCGAGAACTGCGGCGTCGCCGTGTCGAACACGAGCACGATGTCGCCGACCTTCATGCCGCGTTGAAGCGCATCCGTGATGTAGCCCGCTGCGACCACCGTCGCTTTCGCGTCTGCGCTCTTGTAGACCCAAATCGCCGGCTGGTTGCCGATGCTCGGCACCATGCAATGGGGCGGGATCGTGACTGCATAACCCATGTCTTTTCTCCTGTTTCCTGTTCCTGTTTCCCTCGACGATTAGCCCGCGACGAGCGCGGAACCGTCGTGGTGGATCAGGACCGCGCCGCTCGCCTGCAGCAGCTTCGAGCCCATGGGCAGCGACGTCCGCGCCCACGAGTACGCCTGCTCGTCGTTGAAGCCTGCGAGAGCCTGAATGTCACTGCTCGCGTACGCGTGGCCGATCGACGTCTTGTGGTACATGAAGCAGTACTCGTCGGCCGTGCCGACGCCGTTCAGCCCCGGATGCACCATCCAGTTCACGCCGAGCCAGTAGTAGCTCAACGGCTTGTCGCGCCACGCCGGGTCCGCCTGATCCATCGGCGCGCGGCCGATGTACTCGCGCGACGCGAACTCCTTCGTCTGCATGAGATACGCCTCGAAGGCCGGCGTGATCATCGCGAAGATGTTCGAGTCCCACGGCACCTTGTTGATGCCGAGGATCGTCTTCGCGCGCATGACGAGAGCCACCGAAGCGGTGACGGCCGTCGCGCCCGCGTTGACCGTGGTGTTCGCGAGCTCGGTGAAGATGTCGTAATCGATCTTGCGATTGATCACGCCCATCGACGTCTTCTGCATGATCGCGACCTGGTTGCCCTGGCTCGCGAAAATGTTGAACGACGTTTTGCGGACGAGATCGTGCCATTCGGCGAGCGTCGCGGTGCTCTGAGTCAGGTTGTCCGCGCGCGCCGGGATCAGGCCGTTGACGCCGCGGGTCTTCGCCGCTGCGCTGCCGGAATCCGCGACGAGAAACGTCGCCTGGTTGCCCTTGATCTCGACCTCGGTCGAAGTCGATTGCCGCAGAAGCGATTCGCGCTGCTCGAAGCCCGCGATAAAGTCCTGGCGGTATTGGACTTGGAATGCAGTCTCTGCCATGGCAGATACTCCTTCGTTGAGGAAAGGGTGTTCTAGGAACGACCTTTGCTCGGGGTATCTGCTCGGGAGCTTCGGGGGTGGCTGCCTTGCGGCAGAGCCCTACGCTCCTTCACAGCGCCTAGCGTTCGGCATCTGTGCGTCCGGCGCTCTCTGACGAGAGGGTGACCGGACGCGGCCATCATGCACGTTCCGTTACGAAAATCAAGACTGTCGCGATAGAGCGGTCTTCGCAGGCTTGCGGTACTTGCCGGCCTGGCGGTATGCGATCGCCTCGGCTTGCTTCGCCGGATGGCCCGCGCGCCGTAATTCCGCGATGTTCTCGGACATCACGGTGCGCGAGCTGCCACGCTTGAGAGGCATTGCCCGCTACGCCTTCGGGTCGCCGTAGCCCGTGAGCACGGTCTTCGCGCTCGGCGGCTTCTTCGGCCCGGCCTTCACGACCTTGCGCAATTGCTTCGGCTGATCGAGTGCGGTGCCGATCCGCTTCTGTGGCTTCTTCATTTGCCAGCCGCGTCCAGACGCTGCTTCGCATCGATGAGATCGCGCTCCTCGGCGCGTGCCTTGTCGTTCTTCATCCACGCGTTGTAGTCCTTGTCGCGCATGGCCTTGAGCTCGCCGAGCCGGTCATCGATCGACTTGCCCGACGCGCCGGAATTGCCGACGAGTGTCGAGATCGGGTTGACCATGCGCGCGAGCGCGAAGAAGCCTTTCAGCACGGCCGGGTTATTGAAGATGGCGCGGCCGTCAGCCTGGCGCGCGTTCAAGAGCGCGGCGGCCGTGTCCTTGTCGAACTGCGCCGTGAGCAGCGCGTTTAGGTTGTTCTTGTTCGCGCGGTACTCGCCCGGCCCCATCTCGGTTGTGAGCGCGTCGTTCACTTCGGTCGAATGCTGCGTGTCGAGCTCGGCCACCGCAGCCTGCCGTTCCTCGGCGAGACCGTTGTACCACTTGACCGCCGCGTTGAACTGCGCCTGCGGCATGTTCATCTCGTGCGCGACCTTGGCGAAGGACGCGAGCACCGGCTTGTCCTCCTCGCCAATCACGACGCCGTCGGCCTTCGTGATGTAGTCGGCGTCGTTGGCCGGCACGCCCTGCGCCGCACGCCACTTCGTCTTGTCCTCGTCCGTGCCCTTCTCGGGGAACGGCTCCGGCTTGAAGCCTTCGGACACGCGCGCCTGCGCGGCCTGGAACGCCTTGCCGATCGCGTCGGGTGTCGAGTAGCGCTCGAGTTGCTTCGCGAGCTTCTCGTCGCCGCCAGAGAGCGCCTTGCGCAGCGCCGCGAGCTCGACGACGTTGCCGCCGCCCTGCCCGCCCTTGTCGCCGCCGCCTTTATCGCCGCCCTTGTCGCCACCGCCAGCCGCAGCGGCTGCAGCCGCCGCAGCCGCAGCAGCGGCCGCCGCATCGCCGCCCTTATCACCACCGCCGTCGGCGCCACCCCCGCCACCGAGGTTCTTGTCATCCGGAGCCGCCTGACGCGCGATCACATTACGTAGAAACATCGCCTTGTTCCTCCATTGCCCGTCGTGAAGCGATCTCCGCGGGGTCGGTCTTCGTCGGGGCGGTCTTCAACAGCCAAACGATCGTTTGCCCGACGTGCTGCTTGCCGCACGCGAATGCGGTCAGCTCACGGCCAGTCGGGCGAAACGGCATGTCGTAGGTCGCGCAGATTTCGTTGACGATGAAATCCATCGCGCGACGTTGTTGGTCTTCGGTAGCGCGGCCGACGGCGACCGCGCGCAGCGCCTGCGCATCCGCTTCGAGGTAATCAGGCCGCTCGAGCGGATCGACTTTCGGCCGCTTCTCGGCGGCCTCTTTGACGAGCATCTACGCGAGCGACTTGCTCGCTTCTCCAAGCTGCTGAACGGCCGATGCCCGTTGTTGCATGGAGAGCGCCTGCTGCTGCTCCTGTTCCTGCGCAGCCGCCTGCTTGACGAGCTTGTCGACCTCGTCGACGTCTCGCATCCACTTGCCCTTGAATTTGATGCCGTGGAGCGCGTCGCGCAGCGCCGTGCGCACGTCGCCGATGTAGCGCGCCGAGCCATCGAGCGACATCGCGCTCGTGATGAGCTGGCTGCCTTCGAGGAACGTGACGCCGTCCTGTCGCTCGATCGCTTGATGAAGCGGCGACTCGAACTTGAACTTCACCTGACGGCCGGCGATCTGCGGCGGGATCTGAGTGATCGGCCCGAACGCGCCGCGCGGCATGAGTTCCTGGAACGTCGAGTCACACAGCGCGCCGTTGTACTCGGTCTCGGCCGGCTCAAAGAGCGGACGCGCGACGCGCAGGTACTCCTCGATCCGCTGCCGCGTTTCGTACGCCGTCATCTCGCCTTGCGGCGGCGGCAGCGTGAGCTTGTTCAGGTAGAACACCGACGCGAGCTGGTGCCCGATACGGTCTGCGAAGTCCATGCCGAACGGCAGCCCGCTCTTGTCCTCGGTGAGCGGGCGCAGCACGTCCTGCTTGCGCTTGTCGTAGTCGGCGTCGATCCAGGTGATGCCGCCGGCGTAGTTCTGGACGTCCTCGCGGATCACGTCGGCGCTTGCGAGTAGCGGCGGCCGCACGGCCTGCTCGCCCGCTTCGAGCAGCGTGAGCGTCATCGCCTGAATCAGCCGCGCATCCGGCAGCCCGACGATCGTCGCGGGCGAGAACGCGTACTGCGAACCCGAGACCGTCTGCCACCGCGGCACCACGTACTGGCGCGTGCGCAGCGATTCCTCGAGCAGCACATGCTGGTTCTCAAGGTCGATGTAGACCGAGATCCACTTGAACGGCCAGCGCTTGCCGGGCGCCTCGTAGTCGTCGGCCAGCATCATCACGCGGCGACACTTGATCCGGCGCAGCGGCTCTTTCGCGAGCGCGTCCTGCGCGGACTGGTGGAGCTTTCCAGGGAACCGCTTGCTGAGCTCGCGCAGCGTCGGGTTCCAGTTGATGTGAAGTTCGTCTATCTCGCCGTTGTAGCCCTCGCTCCACGCGCAATCGCGTAGATGCCAGGTGCGATAGAGCATCGCGCCGCCGCGCTCGGCGCTCGCATCGAACTCGCTCGAGATCACGGCGCCGCCGAACGTCGCGAAGTCGTGATCGCCCTGCTTCGTGGCGCGCACGAATTGCGTGACTCGGTCGTACATCGCGCGGCGCTGGATGCGAGTCGCGTGCTCAAGCCACGTGCGGCTCGCTCGGTCCAAATCCTCGTCGTCCTCGACCGTAATCTCGAACCATGAAAGCTCGGTCGGCCGCAGCATCGATGAGAACGCATCGCCGAGCTCGCGGCGCACGAGCACCGGATAGCTCGACATGAGATCGCTCGCGAACTCCTGGCCGAGATACCGCGTCCGCGTGAAGTCGGCGCGCTCGGGATAGAAGTTCTCGGAGATTTCTTGGTACAGCGAGTTGAGCGTCAGCTTGTCGCTGTGCAACTTGTCGCCGCGCTGGGTCAGCGATGTGATTCGAGAGTCCAATGCCTACGCTCCGAGCTTGTCGCTGGTATCAAGGATCGTCGACGCGCGACCGCTGCCGAGCTGACCGAAGCGCAGCGCCGCATCGCGCCGCGCCTGCTTCTTGAGCGCGTCCTCGTCGGGCATGAGCGGCGCCTTCTTGGCGGCGTCCTCGGCCGCTTGTGCAGCCTTCTTGCTGGCCTTCGACGAGTCGACGTTCTGCTTAACGGCGAGCGCGGTTGTGGTCGCGGCGGTCGCAGCGGCGAGCGCTGGATACGCTGCAAGGAATGCCATTCAGCTTCTCCTAAGCGGCGCCGAAGTGCGGCGCGGGCCCAAGTTCACGCCCGGGTGTCGAACACGGCGACCGCCGCGTAGGCCCGGCGCAACGCGCTCATCGGGCATCCAAACCTGCATGTGCGTCGCCGCACGCGGACCGTCGAACCACGACATGACCACGGCATCGCCACGGTTCGGCGAGCGACCGAGCTTCTCGATCACTTTTTCCTTCGAGAGCGCGCGGATGCCGGTTCGTCCGCCGCGCGAGAACGGTGTCCACTCGATCGCCGAGAGATCAGCGACGAGCTCGTGGTCGTTCGGATCAAGAGCGATCGGCGAGCCGCCTTCCTGGCCTGGATCGAGCGCCTCGCGAAAGCGCCAGTACGCTTCAGAGCGCGCGTTCGCGAACACGAGTCGGCCGTCCTTCGACATGCGCGCCGATTCGTCATAGCCTCGAAACGGCTTCGACTCGATGCCCATGTCCTTCAAGTGCGCATACGCCTGCGCGCCCGTGGACTCGATCACGTCGATGATCGGCAGCGCATCGCCACGCCGTACCGTGATGATCAGGCCGGCGAGATCGGACCCTTCTGGCGTCGTCTTGCCGGGCACCACGGTCAGCCGCGGGTAGTAGCCGTCGTAGCGCGGCGCGAGCACCACGTCGTCGTGAACGCGCGCACCGTCGACGCCGATCGCGCACATCGGCACGCCAGTCGGCGGCGTCGGCAGCCAGCGCGATTGCGCCTCGCGGATCCAATCGCTCGGGATCATCTGATTCGGACGGTCTTTGATCGACGCGTCGAATCGGCCATCCCGGTACGCGTCGCGCAGCTCCTTCGGGAGCGCGTCGAGCGCACGTTCGTAATCGTCGGTCGCCGTCAGGTCCGGGTTGTCTTCGAGCCGCGCGCGGATGAACGTGCGGCTTCGAGACTTGACGAGCTTCTTGCCGCCGACGTCGTACTCGCCCGGCCCCTCGACTTCGATATCGCGGTCGTTCTCGTCGCGAACGAACCAGCGCAGCTCGCCCGAGTCGGCCGGATTCGGATGCGTCGGGTCCAGCCACGGCGCCCAGCGCTTGATCACCCACAAGCCCTCTGGCGTCGTCGGCGGGTTGCCGGTCGCCACGATCCGGCAGCGCTGCCCCGTCCGAGTCGTGCGGTTCCAGGCCGTGATGAACAGGTACTGCGACTCTAGGAAGTCGGGTATCTCGTCGAACACGTACAGGTCGTACGGATCGCCCTTGAACCGCTGCTTGTCCTTGTCCTCGGGGCAACCCGCCCAGCGGATCGTGCGGTTGTCCTTCAGCCGCAGCCGATGCTGCTGGCCGTTGTAGCCGTCGCGGTGTCCGACAATCTCGAGCGCCTGCTCGGCGAAGTTCTCAGCGTCCGCGACGAAGCGGCGCATGATCAGCGACTTGTGGTGCTCGTTCAGCGCGAGCCCGATTGCCAGCGCCGACTTGCCGCCGCCGGCCGAACCACCGTAAAAGAGCTCGTCCGCCTCGTGCTCGTACGCATCGAGCTGCGGGCCCGGCGTCGGCACGATCGGCATGTGCCCGGTTTCTTCGCCGATGATCTTGTCGATTTCCGCCAATAGCTCAGGCGGGAGCTTGCCGACGAGCTCCTGAACGCGATCGAACTCGCTCACCGCGCGACCGGGCCCGAGAGTTTCTTGGCCTGCCGCAATATGTACAGAATCCGCCGCGTGCGCTCGATGTCGCTGCCGATCTGAGCCGGCGTCCGCGCGTCGCCAGGATCATCGTCACGCGAGACGCGATCTCCGTACTTGCGCGGCGCTCCGGTCGCCATCACGAACTTGCGCGTATCGATCCTCAGACGCGCGCGCTGAATGTTCTCGTGATTGACGACTTGAATCTTGCGGCCGTCGGCAGTCTCGCTCTCCGCGATGTCGTTGCTCGCATCGTCCGCGATATCGATGATCTGCTCGGCCCAAAAGTCGTAGCGATCGACGAGCGCCTGCCGATACAGGTCGGCGAACTCTGGCTTCTCGCGCGCCCACCGCATGACCGTCCGAAAGGACGGCATGCCGTCCTGCCGACAGACCCAGCGCACCGTGCGCCCTTCCTCGGCCATGAGTCGGCAAATCTCGTGCGCGACCTCCGGCGTGTACTTCGACAGCCCGTGCTGGCGCGGTAGAAGCTCGCCCTCGATCTCAGAGTCGTTGGCGCTCACGCACGGTGATCCTGGCCGGCGCGGCTCATGAACAGACAGCCGCCGTTCTTGAGCAGCCGGTCGCCGCGGCGCAGTAACACGAAGCCGTCGACGTCGCGGGTCTTGAGTTTCAGGGCGGCGCCGAAACTTTCGATCCGGACGTCATGCGCCAAGACGAACGCCGCAACCGATTTCGCGTTCTCGCCGGTCCAGGTGACTTGCTCAGGATTCCCGGCGTTCGGCAGACGGTGAATGCCGACGCTATCGGTGTGAACTTCCTTGCCGCCATAGCGCCGCACTTCGATCGTCTCGCCGAGGAACACTTGGATCGCGGAGCCGGCCACGAAGCCGCCGCCGTGGGTTTCCTGCGCGTGAATCGAGAGCACGCACCGCGACGCATCGCTGATCTCAACCGTGCCGTAACTCGCGAGAGCTTTCTGGATCGCCGGCAGGTTGTCGCCAACCCACTGGATTTTCACCCGACGGACCTTAGCGCCGCCGCCTGGCGCGCCACGCCTTCTTCGATCTTCGCGAGGATCGGGAACTCGGCGTGCAGCGCCTCGAGCACCTTGTCGCCACGGCCCGAGCGAAGCATCGCAACGGCATCGATCCCGTCGAGTCCGCGCGGCGCCTTCATCCAATCGATCGCGTCGAGCTCGTCGCTGAACGCCTGCTTCACGTCACGAAGAACGCTGGTCCGGTAGAACGCGTAAACGCTCGCCTGCGGAATGCGATCGAGCGTCATGTGCGCCTGCGGCATGTCCTCGCAGGTCATCATTATTGAGCCGTCGCCGCCGATCGGGCGGCTACACGACGCGCAGCGCGGGCCGGTCCAGCCAGGATCCGAAATCATCCCCGGCAGAATCTTCATGGTTCGGTGTTCCTCGAGAGGTTGTGGTCAAAGAAAAACCCGAGCCCGCCCTTTCGAGCGAGCCCGGGACTTGCTGCAGACGGCCGCATTGCCGGGTCAATGAACCCGACGCGGCGAGCGCCCGGCGTGGCATACGGCCTCTTGAGCTGACGCCGCAGCCCGCCGCGAAAGGAACCCGCTCGCCGCTTGGAACAGGGCTAGGCGCGCAGCGCGCTCGCGTGCCAGTAGTCGGCCGTGAGAGTCGGATTGCCGGTCGTCGTGCGGTTGAAACCGGCGATCGTCGGGACCAGCGCGATCGTCGCGGTGCACGCGGCCGCGAGCTTCGTGCCCACGAGCAGGCCGTTGCGGTAGAAGTACGCGTTGCCGCTCACGTCGACCACGACTCGCAGCGTCTCGTACGTGTCGGCCACGGGCGCGAACGTCGAGTTCTGCAGCGTGGCGTCGACGTCGTTCTTGACGCCCACGAGCCACCACTTCGCCGTCGCCATCGATGTGTCGAACATGAAGCCGACCGCGTCCGTCGCGTTGGTCGTGATCGTGTCCGCCGCGGCCGCCGACTGAATTGGCATCTCGAGCGCCGACACCTGATCGGTGAACCCGACGAACACCGCGATCTGAGTGATGCGCGACATCTTCACGCGGGCCTGGAAGACGAGATCGCCCTGGTTCGGCTTGAAGTTCAAGCCGCCGGCCATCATCGCGCCAGACACTGCCATGGTCGCCGTGGTGTTGCCGATCGTGCCGACTACCGTGCCGCCGGGCGCCGCCGTTACCGTCCAATCGACGCACGCGCCGTCCGAGCCCTTGCGCGACAGGATGCCGTCGGCGACGGTCGTCGAGTACGCGCGTGCCGCGCCGTCGAAGTCGTTGAACATCGCTTGACGCAGCGGGTCCGCGAACGCGATCTGATTGTGCTCGTCGCCGAGCACGAGACCCTTCGGAACGATGAGTCGACGGTCCGTGGTGAGACCGATCTCGCGGCCGTGAAGTGACGTCAGTAGCTTTGCCATGGCGATGCTCTCCTATGAGCCCCTGCTTGTTGCTGAATGCTTGTGGGGCGATCCGGTCGAACGGGCCGGCACGGGAACGAACGTGGTTAGAGAACCCAGCAGAGGATCGTAGCGGCCGCCGCAGTCGCCCCTGTCTGGACGACTTTGATGCGGCGGAACTTGCCCGTGAACTGATAGACGCGCAGCGCCGTCGTCGACGTCACGGGATCGGACGTGGTCGCGCCGAAGTCCTGCAACGAGAGCGCGGCAGTCGAGTAGTTCGTGCCGTCGAGCGAGACGTACACGAGCACCGAGCCGGTCGTCGACATCACCGTGAACGCGTTGTACTGACTGACGTCGCCCGTCGTGACGAGCACCTCAGTCGTATTCGCGCAGCTGCCCGCAAAGCCAGTGAAGTTGCCGGCCGCCGAAACGACTTGGGTCGTGCACCCCGCGAATGCCTCGCGCGCAGGCGCGAAAGCGAGCAGCGCAACAGCGACCGAGATCAGAACGGCATGGAACGTTTTCATCGTGTGATTCCTATGAGCGGCTAGAGGCCCACTCGAAGCCAAAGACGCAAGCGGCCACCGGCACCCGTAGCGCCGCGCGAGATCACCAACGTTTCCGTATTGAACGGCGCGACTTCCTGCCCGGCCGCCGGGCTCATCGAAATCACGTCCCCGCGCGCGACGGTATGGCTGATCGCGCCGCCCGAGTCGTCGATCGTCACCGAGCCGTGCGTGAGCGAACTCAGAGACGACACGCAGGTTGCGTCCGACGTGGGCGTGGCCGTGCAATCCGGCGCGACCGTCCACGTCTTGATCGGAAGAAGGTTCTCCTGAAATGTGCTCGCCGAGCCGTCGACGTTGCTCGTCGCGGCGTACGTCATGAGCGCGCCGGCCTCGTTCTCGTCCACGTCCGCGACGGTGCCGCTCGTCACGGGCGCCGCGAACGAGAGCCCGGTCGGCCGAGTGCCGGATGATTCCGAGTACGTTAGCGAGTCACCGTACGGATGCGTGCATTCGCCGGTCAGATCGAGGTTGCCGGGATTCGGCGCCGTGACGAGCGAGATCGCCGTACGGAACACGAAGTCTTGAGCTTGACCCGGGCACACCGGGTTCTGCGTGAACCAAAACGCGTCGATGTCGGGCGTCATGTAGGCGCCGACCGAGTAGTCGTACAGGAGCCAGTTCACCGCGCGCCGGCGCGTGAAGTCGTTAGATGGGCTCGGCTGATAGCCAACGCTGCCGTCCGTCGATGGCGTGCAGACGCCGCCCGAAACCGTACCGATGCACAGAGCCTCGCCAGTCGAGCCGTCGTCCTTCTTGACGTTGGTCGGAATGCCGAGCACGTCGTTCGCGGCCAGGTCTGGATCGAACGCGGTGTTGTAGTCCGCGGCAAACGAACCGACGCCGATGCTGGTAAGCGTCACCCACGCATAGCCGGACGGCGGATCGAGCAGGATGTTGTCGGTGCAGCTAACCGCAGAGTTGCCGCCGCCGCCAGCCGCTACACCGCAAACCTTGTAGAGCGGATACGGCGTGCCATCGCTCACCGTAACGTCGAGCGTGTCGGCCGAGTTCGTTGCAGCTTCCGTCGCAGTGCCGTGCGCGCCCGTGCCCGCGATCAGCGCGGCGGCGCTGGGGTCCGCAGTACCTGCAGGTAGAGTCTCGACGTACGCATTGGTGGCGTTCGCGGTGTCGTAGGTCATGCGGTAGTGGCTACCGTCGACCTTCGCGAACGAGACCGAATCGAACGACGCGGCCGGCGGCTCCATGAATATCGCCGTGACGTCGCCCGCAGTCTTCGCGGCCCCAAGCGTCCACTTCGACGTGAACGCGCTCGTGTTCGGGCTCAAGATGTCTTGAAGCTGGAACTGGTGACCGGCGTCCTCGTTGCGCTCGGTCTCGCCATTGTTCGGCGCGATCGACGTATCCGCAGTCGATAGACCGATGCAGCTCACGATGAGCTGATTTGCTGCCGTCGGCGTAACCGATCCACCCGTCTGCGCCGTGCTCGAGCCCGAGCTGCTCACCTTGTTCGCGGTGACCTTGGATGAGCTCGACGCGATCCCGCTGTAGGCCGCGACGATCGTGTAGCTCGGCGTCGAAACGTTCAGGTGAGTCGTGATGGTTGGCGTGCCGGCGCTAACGTTTTCCTTGTAGTAAATGTTGATGTGATTCGGATTCGCGTCAGTCGCATCCGTGCCGATGGCCGTATAGGTGCCGTTGATGCTGTCCGTAGTCGCGCTCTGGAAGATGTTCCCCGACGCGATGTAGGTGCATGACACAATCAAATCGCCAGCGGACGCCGCCCCGCCGAGCACGCACGTCGGGTTCTGCGCGGTGACCAGGCACGCGTTGACGGTGCCCGCGCGCAGCGCCGGAGCGGCTTCGATTTGCCGGCTAAAGCCCAGCAGCGCGGCGCAAACCGCGAGTGCGAACGTGACTGCGCGCATTAGTTCGTCTTACAGCCGCCAGGGAAATTCGGCGGGCACGCCAGGGCGTAGACGCTGTGATCAACACCGAGCTGCGTGATCACCTTCGCGAACGTGCCCAGCATGTACTGCGATGAGTAGCCGCCCGTAAACCAAATCATGAACGGCGCGTGGTAGGTATTCTTGTAGCTGGTCTGAATCGCGACCGTAGACTCGGCAAATGGATCCGTGCCGGAGTCACCGCCATCGGCTGCGGCATAGGAAAACGCCATACCGTCATCCTGAGTCTCTCCAATCAGCAAGAGCCCGTCGGTACGAAAGTCATGCGCAACACAGCCCGTGCAGCGTGTGCCGGTGAACACTACCGCCGCTTGTAGCCCCGACTGATTCGACGCTGCCTGCGGATCAGGCCCTCCCACTACGCAATTCGTGTGAGCAAAGCAGTAGTTCATTACGTCCAAAATCTGCGAATCGTTTTGCAGAAAGTTCAGCTGCTCTCGATACATCGTGTGCGGCCAGGCCGCGGCCCACGCCGCAATGAGCCGCTTGTGCCCGGTGATCTTCCCTGAGTAGTCGCCGCCCGCTACGTTGGTCACGAAGAAGTCTGCGCTCTCGGTCCACCCAAACGATTCGAGCTGCCCGTCGAAGACCGCGCCGTAGGCGTTGTCCAGCGCGAGCATCCGGTCGACTACCGGCGGGTAGGTGTCAATAGACGCGGATCGCGGATATGAGTTCGTGCCAGCTCCCGCCACGATCACACCGCCGTACGTATACGTCGTAGTCGCACCCGAACCGTTGGTTGCGCCACAACACGGACCGTAGGTGGAGGTCATGAGGTAAGCAGGAAAGTAGGGGCTCAGTTGCCCGATCGTCGGCGGCGAGGAATAGGGAGACCCGAATATGTGGTCTCGCATCTCGACCATGAGGTACTTGCCGCAGTTGTGCGCCGCGGTCACGAAGTCCTGTACGTACGCTATGCCGGCGGTGTAGTCGCCCAGCGTCGCGCTCTCTAACTGCGCCCACGCAACGTACAGCTTGAATCCCGTGAGCGCTGAGTTGTTGCAATACGTCGCAATCTGCGCGAGCTGATTCGCTTTCGAGGTATTGAAGTCGAGCGCCGCGTACTGGCCAGCGTGCAGATTCGTCTGCGAGGACGGGGGCGCGAGCGGCGTCGCGCTCACACCGGTGAGCTTGGTTGCCTCGTTGCCGACCGTATCCTTCGCGGTAGCCTGGAATGTGGCAGTACCCGACGCAACGCCCGTGAGCTGCTTCGTGATCGTCGGATCGACCGAGACGTGCATCCAATTGATCGGAATGTCGATCGTCACGCCGTTGCTCGTGGCCGTGCCGAAGCATCGAACGTACTTGGTCGTCGGAATCACGGCGGTCGTGTAGTTCGTCACGCCGGGCACGAAGGTTGCGCCACCATCGAAGCTATAGCTGGCATCGAAGCCGCTGGCATCGATGTGAAGCTGCAGCGCGTTCGGTTGCGTCGTTCCGATCTGCGAGCTCAGGTTCGTGTGTCTGGCCGCTCCGACGCTGTTACGCGGTGTCGACTCGATGGAGTAGGTCGAGCCAATGCGTAGGACATGGAACTCGTCCGAGACCGCGTTGTTCGTGTCGGCCGCGACGAACTCGCACCCGAATTTGTTATAGGTCGCAGCGTTGGGGATCGCACCGAAGGACACGACTACGTCGGTGCTCGCGCCAGAGACCGACGTAACGCACCCGTAATAGCTATCGGTGGTCGTCTGCTCGACGCCGGCGCCAAGTCCTCGCAACGACCATGACGCCCCGCTCTGCGTGCAGAATCCGGTCCCCATCGGCGAGCCGACGTTCTCGCCAGTCCAGTCGTTCACGAGCCCCGCGCTCGAGGCGGCATCGCACGAGAGCAAGACGCTATTGCGGTAGTAGCAGTACTGCGCGATGCCCGAGCGCGTAACGCCGTCGTCAGGGTCGATGCTCGCGTTGAAGCTCACGTCGACTTCGCTAGTGTTGACGCCGGTCACAGTCAGGTTCGTGACGGGATCCGGAATTGTGGTGTCGGACGGGCCCGCGGCCGAGTAAGCCCACGAGAACGAGCTGCTCGCGTTGCACGTCGGAGCGCTGGGGAAGCAGACGTCGAGCACGAGCGCGCCAAGCGTCGACCAGTCGCCGACCGACATGCCGTTGTTGAGCAGATGCTTCGTGCCCGAGCCGGCGACCGACCAGCCCGTGACGGCCGTGTGCAGCCGATAGACCGCGCTCGCGCAGTTCGCGCCCGTGCAGTACGCCGACAGATCGATGTCGACGCCGCCGTCGCCAGTCGTGCGCGACACGACGGCTTGCATCGCGGTCGCGAGCCCCGCCGTCCACGCAACCGTCGTCGGTGCGCAGCTGCCGTCTCGGCAAGACGTGTTGACCTCGCCGCCCGGGCCCGGAACGATGGCGCCGACCGCGATTCGGAAGTTCGCGGCCTCGGCCGTGCCAATCCACGAGAGCAGGCGGTTCCAGCCCTTGCAGACGATCGTCGTCGTCGACTGCGAGTTCGGGTAGCCGGCCGTGAGCTGCGAGAGTTCCGGGGCGTGCACGCAGCCCCATGAACCGTCATCCAAGCGCGCCGAGCTCCATTGCCCGAGCACGGGCAATATCGGCCCGGCAAAGCCCAAGGCAATGACGAAGCCCACGAGCACGGCTCGCAAACGACGCGCGGTGAATCGCTTCATGGCGTGCACCAACCAGTTACGCCTGCTGAGCGTCCGGCACGAGATCATCGACGACTTGCACTTGCGCCTTGAGCGCATCGAACGCGGCCTGAACCTCCGGAGTGACCGCGCCGCCAGCGTTGAGCGCCGCCTCGAGATCCGTAACCTTCTGCAGCGTGGCAGCCGTCTCGGTGCCAATCTTCGCGATCTGCTGCGTGACGGCGGTCAGGTCGGTAGCGAGCTGAGCTTGGTCGGACATGATTTTCTCCAGTCGGCTGATGATCGGTCGCAGGGGATTGAGGAAGCGCAGGCTTCGCATGGCTCGCGCCTCCGGAAATAAAAAGCCCGGCGCGAGGCCGGGCTAGAGTGTTCCGTTGCGCGGAGGGGGAGGAACCCGCGAGCGGAAAACGTCGGAAGAAAGCGCCGCTTATCGCGGCGCGCCGGGGTCGCTGCGCATCGTGGATGCCGGAATCAGCCCAGCCTGAAAACGAAAAACCCGCCAGAGCGGCGGGTCGATTCTCGGTACAGCGGTTTGTGCGGTGCCCTTCGAGCAGAGACGGTGATGCTCGGACTCTCCGTTCCCCCAAGATATCCCTGGACGCGCGGGTGTTGGGGCGGGCGACGCGGACTATATCG